AATAAATCAAAAATAACAGGAGGATCTCTATGAGCATCAAAATCAACAAACTCGAAATCGAGAACGTGAAGCGAGTCAAGGCCGTCAAGATCGAGCCGACAGCCAACGGTCTGACGGTGATCGGTGGCAAGAACCGGCAGGGGAAGACCAGCGTTCTGGATGCTATCGCCTGGGTCCTGGGCGGCGAGAAGTACCGGCCAAGCGAGCCTACCCGGGAAGGATCGGTCATCCCGCCTTCCATGCACATTGTCATGTCCAACGGCATTGTGGTCGAGCGCAAGGGCAAGAACAGCGACCTGAAAGTCCTCGATCCGTCTGGCCGCAAGGGCGGACAGCAGCTGCTTAATGAATTTGTCGAGCAGCTTGCCCTAGACCTGCCCAAATTCATGTCTTCGACTTCCAAAGAAAAGGCGCTGACCTTGCTGCAGATCATCGGTGTAGGCAAGCAGCTGGCAGACCTCGAGCGGCAGGAAACCGAAGTTTACAACCGGCGCCTGGCTATCGGCCAGATCGCTGACCAGAAGAAGAAGTACGCTCTGGAGCAGCCATACTATCCGGATGCGCCTAGGGAGCCTGTAGCCGCTTCTGAGCTGATCAGACAGCAGCAGGACATTCTGGCCAGAAATGGCGAGAACAATCGGAAGAGACAGAATCTGCAGTATTTGGAAAGCCAAGCTGCCGACATTCAGCGGAAGATTAGCGATTTGCTTGAAAAGCAGAAGGGAATTCTTGCGGACCTGGATATCGCTAAGAAATCCGCTCTTGATCTCCATGACGAATCAACCGCAGAACTCGAGCTGAGCATCGCCAATACTGAGCAGATCAATCGGAAGGTCCGAGCAAACCTGGACAAGGACAAAGCCGAAGAGGACGCCAACAACTACGCTACGCAGTACAGCACGCTGACAGCTGATATCAATGCGGTCAGGCAGTCGAAGATCGACCTGCTGAAGGGTGCTAATCTTCCGCTCCCCGGGCTGTCCGTTGTGGATGGTGAGCTGACTTATAACGGCTTCAAATGGGACAACATGTCCGGAGCTGATCAGCTGATCGTGTCGACCGCCATTGTCCGTCAACTCAATCCGAAATGCGGCTTCGTCCTCCTGGACAAGCTCGAGCAGATGGATATCGATGAGCTGGGCAAGTTCGGCCAGTGGCTCGAATCAGAGGGCTTGCAGGCGATTGCAACCAGGGTAAGCACAGGCGATGAGTGCAGCATCATCATCGAGGATGGCTATGCAGTCGGTGCTGAGAAGCCAGAAGAAACAACTGAGCCGGAGACAAAGCCGGCATGGAAGGCAGGGATGTTTTGACCAATGCCTAAACTAATTGACTTGACTGGCATGCGCTTTGGTCGTCTTTCGGTCATTAACAGAACTGGAACTGATAAACACCATAAGGCAACTTGGGCATGCCAGTGTGATTGCGGAAAAATGATTGAGACTGAAGGACAAAATCTAAGAAACGGCGACACTCAATCATGTGGGTGCTATGCAAAACAACAGTTTGCGATTCCGCACTATAAGCACCATGGAACGCACGATCGACTTTACAGGATATGGGCTGCAATGATTCAAAGATGTTCAAACCCCAATGTTAAAGAGTTTGAACATTATGGCAGACGAGGCATTTATGTCTTTGCTGATTGGATCAACAGCTATGAGAAATTTCGCGAGTGGGCTGTCGGTCATGGTTACAACCCCAATGCAGCGCGTGGAATATGTACGATCGACCGAATTGATGTCGATGGACCATATTCACCCGAGAATTGCAGATGGGTTGACACGAAGATCCAGGCCAGTAACAAAAGAATCCACAAAAGGAGGAGTTTTTAATGCAGATCATCAGGGGTAAAATCCCGTCAGCTCAGAAGGTAGTTTGTTATGGCCCCGAGGGCATCGGGAAGTCCACATTCGCTTCCAAGTTCCCTGATCCGCTCTTCATCGATACCGAGGGCAGCACCACGCATATGGACGTGATGCGGACCCAGCGCCCCAGCAGCTGGACCATGCTGATGGAGCAGGTCACTTTCATCAAGAACAATCCTGGCATGTGCAAGACACTAATCATTGATACCTGCGATTGGGCCGAAATGCTCTGCGCCAAACATATCTGCGATAAGGCCAACGTCAAGGGCATTGAGGACTTCGGATATGGCAAAGGCTATACCTGGCTGGAAGAAGAGTTTGGCAGGTTCCTGAACCTGCTCAGTGAGGTAATCACCCAGGGGATCAATGTCGTCATTACCGCTCATGCCCAGATGCGCAAGTTTGAGCAGCCTGACGAAATGGGCGCCTACGATCGCTGGGAGCTGAAGCTTGAGAAGAAGACATCCGCACTGCTCAAAGAGTGGGCCGATATGGTCCTGTTCGCCAACTACAAGACGCTGGTGGTGAATGTGGACAACCAGGGAACTGCCAAGGGCAAGAACAAGCCTCAGGGCGGATCCAGGGTTATGTATACCACGCACCATCCGTGCTGGGACGCAAAGAACCGGCATGACCTTGCTCCAGAACTTCCATTCGAGTTCTCAGCCATTTCAGGTCTGCTGATTGACACGCCAGCTGGTAAAGCAGCTCCGGTTGCTCCCGTTGCTCCCATGGCACCGCCAGTGGTACCAGTTGCTGTTGCAGCACCAAGCCCCGTTGCAGAGCCAATACAGACCGCCCCTGTTGCTCCGCCGCCTGTACCGGCTGCAGCGCCTGTCCTGGATGCCAGTATCCCCAAGGCCCTTCGGGATCTGATGCAGTCCAATAACGTCAAGCCCGAGGATATCCAGCAAGTGGTAGCTCAGAAGGGTTATTACCCGATTGATACGCCCATAAAGAACTATGATGCCGGATTCGTGTCTGGCGTCCTTGTGGGGGCTTGGCCACAAGTCTACGAAGCGATCTGTGCAAACGCATTGCCGTTTAGCACCTAAAGAAAACAGGAGGATTCATACAAATGGCTACAGATGGAAGAGAACTGGCATGGGACGACACCATTGAGCGCGATGGCGGGGAGTTTATCCTGCTGCCTAAAGGCGACTACGAGTTCACCGTTGAGACGTTCGAGCGTGCCAGGCATGCGGGGAGCGCAAAGCTTCCGCCATGCAACAAGGCCGTCATTTCCCTGGTTATTGACTCCCCGGAAGGTCCGGCAAAGCTGTCACATAACCTGTTCCTGCACACAACAACCGAGGGTCTGTTATCTGCCTTCTTCGGTTCAATCGGCCAGAAAAAGCACGGAGAGCGGTTGCAAATGAATTGGAACCTTGTTCCTGGTGCTACAGGCAAATGCCAAATCGGAGTCAGAACCTGGAAGGACAAGGACGGAAACGACCGGCAATCAAATGAAATCCTCAGGTTCTACCCGAGAGAAGATCAGGCACCGGCAGGGTTCACGCCCGGGAGGTTCTGATCATGGAGGCTCGCCCGTATCAGATCGAAGCGAAAAACGCGATCGAGGCTGAATGGGACAAGGGCGTGAAGAAAACGTTACTGGTCTTGCCTACAGGAACAGGCAAGACCATCGTTTTTTCCAAAGTCATCGAGGATCGCGTGCGCGAGGGTGAGCGAGTGCTTGTTCTCGCGCATCGATCTGAGCTCTTGGACCAGGCTGCCGACAAACTCTATAAGTCAACAGGTCTGATGACTGCAACAGAGAAAGCCGAAGAATCATCCATAGGCAGCTGGTTTCGTGTCGTTGTCGGATCAGTCCAGACCCTGATGCGTGAAAAGCGGCTTGCTCAATTCCCCGCCGATCATTTCGGCAGCATCATCGTGGACGAAGCTCATCACTGCATCAGTGACAGTTACCAGCGAGTATTGCAGCATTTTTCTGATGCCAATGTCCTGGGAGTAACGGCTACTCCAGACCGCGGTGACATGCGCAACCTGGGCAGCTATTTCGAGTCCCTGGCATATGAGTACACTTTGCCCCGGGCTATCAAAGATGGTTATCTATGCCCGATCAAGGCGCTAACAATTCCTCTAAAACTTGACCTGACAGGAGTTGGCCAACAGGCAGGAGACTTCAAAGCCGCTGATTTAGGCACTGCGCTGGATCCCTATTTATTCCAAATTGCTGATGAAATGGCCAAGTATTGCATGGACAGGCGTACCGTTGTTTTTCTGCCTCTGATCAAGACAAGTCAAAAGTTCTGCGAAATTCTCAAGTCAAAAGGATTCAATGCTTGCGAGGTCAACGGCGAGAGCGACGATCGCGCCCAGGTGCTGTCAGACTTTGACGCTGGCCGGTACCAGGTCCTATGTAATTCCATGCTGCTGACAGAAGGCTGGGACTGCCCTCCGGTCGATTGCATCGTGGTCCTCCGGCCTACGAAGATCAGAAGCCTTTACAGTCAGATGGTTGGCCGCGGTACCAGGATTCACCCGGGCAAGGATCATCTGCTGCTTCTAGACTTCCTCTGGCACACAGAACGCCATGAACTCTGTCATCCTGCTCACCTCATTTGCGAGAGCGAAGAGGTGGCCCAGAAGATGACCGAGAACATCGAGGAAGCCGGCTGCGCGGTCGATATCGAGGCTGCAGAGGTTCAGGCCACTGAGGATGTCGTAGCTGCTCGTGAAGAGGCCTTGGCAAAGAAGCTGGCAGAGATGAAGCACCGCAAGCAGAAGCTGGTGGATCCGCTGCAGTTCGAGATGAGCATCCAGGCAGAGGACTTGTCCGGATATGTTCCGGCATTCGGCTGGGAAATGGCGCCGCCATCAGCTAAACAAAAGGAATCACTTGAAAAAATGGGAATCCTTCCTGACGAGATTGACAATGCCGGCAAGGCTGCGAAGCTGCTGGACCGGCTAGGAGCACGCAGGATGGAAGGACTCACAACACCGAAGCAGATCAGGTTCCTTGAAGGCCGCGGCTTCCAGCATGTTGGCACATGGGAATTTGACCAGGCAAAGAGACTGATAGACCGGATAGCAGGCAATGGCTGGAAGGTCCCATATGACATTGATCCGACTGGCTTTAAGCCGCCAGCAGTTGTGAACAGGGGAGAAGACGCATGGAGCAGAAATTGAACTTACTTGAGCTGTTGCCTTTTATAAATCCTGCCATGCTCGACTACCAGGATTGGATCAATGTAGGCATGGCGCTGAAGCATGAAGGACTGACAGCAGCTGATTGGGACAACTGGAGCAGACACGATACCGCCAGATATAAGGCGGGAGAGTGCTTCAAAAAGTGGACTAGCTTTTCCGGTGGATCCGGGACGGCGGTTACCGGTGGAACGATCGTACAGCTGGCTAGAGACCATGGCTGGCAGGCAGATCATGATGAAGGGCATGAGCTGGACTGGAATGATTATATCGGCAAAGACAAGGCTGAGCATGTTGTGGTCGATCGGAACTGGATCGAGGGCAAGGAGGTTACCGAGCCCTCTTCCTGGAATCCCGCTGCTGAGCTGGCCAGATATTTGGAGATCCTTTTCGAGGCGTCCGAGAATGTCGGGTATGTGACAGAGTCCTGGGAGAAGGACGGCAAGCATTTCCCATCCAAAGGCGTTTGCGATCGGACTGCAGGCCAGCTGATTCAGCAGCTTAATCAGTGCAAGGGTGATATCGGCGCGGTCCTCGGTGACTACAAACCCGAAGTAGGGGCATGGATCCGTTTCAATCCGCTGGATGGCCAGGGCGTTAAAAACGAGAACGTAACTGAATTCCGGTATGCCCTGGTTGAGTCAGATGTGATGGACATCGACCAGCAGAATGCCATCCTGCGTGAGCTTGAGCTTCCTATAGTCTGCCTGGTGCATTCCGGGAAGAAAAGCCTACATGCGATCGTCCGGGTCGATGCAACCAATTATGACGAGTATAGGAAGCGCGTCGACTATCTGTATAACGTCTGCCAGAAGAACGGTCTCAAGATTGACAGCCAGAACAGAAACCCGTCCAGGCTGTCCAGGATGCCCGGTGTCATGCGAAACGGTCATAAACAGTTCCTTGTTGACACGAACATTGGAAAAGGATCCTGGGCAGAATGGCATGAGTGGATCGAGGGTGTCAATGACGACCTTCCAGATCCTGAGAGTCTTACGAGCGTCTGGGACAACCTTCCGCCGCTATCACCATCACTGATAGACAATGTGCTTCGGCAAGGCCACAAGATGCTTCTGGCCGGTCCCAGTAAGGCAGGCAAGTCTTTCGCATTGATCGAGCTGTGCTGCGCGATCGCTGAGGGAAGATCCTGGCTTAACTGGCATTGCTCAAGGGGCAAAGTGATGTATGTCAACCTTGAGCTTGACCGGGCCAGCTGCCTTCATCGCTTCAAGGACGTGTACCAGGCGCTTGGATGGGATCCGGACAACCTGGGCAATATCGATATATGGAACCTGCGTGGCAAGTCAGTGCCGATGGACAAGCTGGCGCCGAAACTGATCAGGCGGGCAACCAAGAAGAATTATATCGCTATCGTGATCGACCCGATCTACAAAGTAATCACCGGCGATGAGAACTCAGCTGATCAGATGGCACACTTTTGCAACCAGTTTGACCGAGTATGTACAGATCTGGGAGCTGCTGTCATTTACTGCCATCACCACTCAAAAGGCTACCAGGGCGGTAAGAAATCCATGGACCGTGCGTCCGGATCGGGAGTGTTTGCCCGGGATCCTGACGTTCTGCTTGACCTGACAGAGCTCGAGCTTACCGACGCATTGCTGAAACAGGAAGAGAACAAAGCGATCTGCCGGGAATGTGTCAGGATCCTGGAGAAGTACCTGCCGACATACATCGACGACCGGACATCCCAGGACGACACATGCAGCTCGAAGGCCATGCTTGCACACTGCCATATGGCACTTAATGTCCAGCAGAACGTCGAGCTGCAGCGCAACATCTCGGCAGCCAAAGAGCAGGTCAAGATCCGGACAGCATGGAGGATCGAGGGCACGCTGCGTGAGTTCCCGAAGTTCGCGCCGGTAGATCTGTGGTTCGATTACCCGATTCATCATGTTGACATCGTAGGCAGCCTCAAGAATGTCGAGCCTGAAGGTGAGCGGCCAGCATGGCAGAAGGCAATGGAAAAGCGGAAGGATCCGGACGTCAAGAAGACCGAACGGAAAAATGATCTTGAGGTCGCCTTCGAATCCTGCAGCATTGAGGAAAATGTAACTACCGAAGATCTTGCCGAATACCTGGGTGTCACATCTAGAACCATTTTCAGGAGGATAAAGGATCATGGAGGATTCAGTACTGAGAAGCAGGGTGATGGATTACCCTCAATTGTTCGACGAAAAGCATCGGGTTCAGCCGCGACAAAAACGTAAAAATAAAATGTCGCGCTTGAATTTCAGCCGCGACATCAGGCGCGACAATAACATGATTCGTGTTTTTGTCCTGCCTGAAATTCTGGTAAGACATTCAGGTGCGACAAAAACGTCTTTTCTGTTTTTGACGCGCGCGACATTCAGCCGCGACAAAAACATATGTATATACATACATATACCGCTGTCGCGCCTGACCGTCACGGATGGGTACACCACAAGGGGCGACTAGAGCGCCCCCTTGCGGAGTGTCCCATTCATCCAGTGACTAAAATTGATTTTTGAAATAGAAGCACTTTAACGATTTAGCGAGGTAAAGCGAATGACAACGGAATTTTTTATGCCGATGCTGCCGCCGACCATGACCCATCAGATGAAGCAGGTTCGAGTGGTAAAGGGCAAGCCGGTATTCTACGAGCCTGCTGAGCTGCTGGCGGTCCGGGAGAAGCTTCAATGCCACCTGTTTGAGCATATCCCCAGGCAGCCGTACCAGGGCGCTGTGAGGCTCACAACCAAGTGGCTGTTCCCGATCACTGGTAAGCACTATGACGGCGAGTGGAAGACCAGCAAGCCGGACACGGACAACCTGCAAAAGATGCTGAAGGATTGCATGACATTCCTTCATTTTTGGGGTGATGACGCCCAGGTGGCCAGCGAGATAACTGAGAAGTTCTGGGCGGCCTGTCCGGGGATCTACATCCGGATCGAACAGCTGCCAGGGAGGTAGTTATGGACAAATACTCAATATCGTTCGTGTCGACCTGCCCGGCGTGCGGATTCATGCAAAAAGGCAGCTTGAAGAATATGGGGAAGTCGCATGCGGACGACTTTCAGGACCGGAAGACGATGATCATTCAGTGTAAAAGCTGCGGAAGGATCCTCGAATCTGCCCTGGCAAAAGTGGAGGTGATGCGTCAATGACTAGAACTTACTTGAGCCGGGCCAGGCGAAAATGGATCATCGAGTGGGCAGAGTGGCTTTCCCTTTGCTGGGTTATCGGCTGGTCGCTGCTGTTCGCGATCTTGGCGGTGTATCTGTGGTTCAACTCGACATTGTTCTGGCTAATCAGATTCGGAGGGGGATGGTGGAAGTGACTGCCCGAGCAAAAGCCAAGCAGTGCAAGCATTTTCTAGGTATGAAAGGCAAGTCGGTATCAGTCAAAAAGGCCTGCCCTTTTCTGCAGGTCAACAACTGGTGCGTCGACATCCGCACATGCAAGAAGTGCGGGAAGTGGGAGGGGACGAAATGAAACACGATGATTGGGCTGCACGGATGTTTGCGGATAAGGCAATAAAGGCAGCCGTGCAAAAAGAAATCGAAACACTGGCGCTGGTTGTACTTGGCAACAATGAACTGGTAATTGATTTTAGCGAGGAGGGTTTTGACCCATATCCATCATGCAGAAATTGGGAAAAGAAATATTGCCGTGAAAAGAAAAGGAAGTATCGGGGCAAGTTTCGTATCTATGCGGTTTTCGGGAATACGAAAACAGACATCTATCTCGAAGTGCTGAAATGCCTGGCGAACAACGAATCGTTCTATATCCCGATAACGTCATGGAATCGCCCCACAACGAGCCGGACACAAGAGGAGGTGATCGGCAATGCTGACTAACGAACAACTAAAAGAACTGAAAGTTGGTGTTAAATCCGTTGCAGGTATTAGTCTTTTATCATACAAAGACGGCAAAGACCTGATCGCCTTGATCGATGAAAAGATTGCCGCCATGTCGCCGCTGGATGATATGTGCAAATCGATTCACGACGATAGCGCTATCAGTAAAGAGGGCCGAGCAAAGGCAAAAGAACTCAGCGCATTGAGGGCCGCCCTAGCACGGACTAGCACGGACGATAGCACGGACGATAGCACGGACGATAGCACGGTTAGTACTGCGCCGGTGGATGGCGAGGTGGAAAAACTAATCAAGAAGTATGAAAGCAAGTTGTCGGGGATTGAGTACATGCGCAAAGAAATTAAGGGATGGCATGTATCCAATGATCAAAAAGCGTTTCAGATCAAGTATCAGGACGAACTAGAGCGCGAGTACGCCATAATCATCCGTTCCCTGCGCGCATACCAGCCGGCAGGCGAGGTGCAACCCTTGATCGAGTGGCTTGACCGTGAAATCCAGTATGCTCATGATGCATTTCAGCCAGCCGATCCTGCGTTGTCGGCTATTAGGTCGATTCTGCGCCAGATGAAAGGAGAACCGAAATGAACAATTTAAAACCGTGTCCGTTCTGTGGCGGTGGAAAAATTACTGTAGAAAAAACAAGTATAAACACATATTACGTCGCTGAATGCACGCAATGCGGTGCTAGGACTGATGTTTTGCACAGAGAGCAAGTTTTTGCCGCATGGAACAACCGTGCCGAACTCACCACCCTGAGCCAGAAGCCGGTCGAGCCGAGATATGAGAATATCGATTGTACAGGGTTGCAAAGATATTTCGAACCATACAGCCCAGTGGCGGTGGTTTATCGGAATGGACAGGTGCTACCAGATGGAAGTCAAATAACTGGCACACATGACCCCTCAACTAACAGTTTTGTTTTGGATTCGACGCCATGTGAGGTATGCGGCAACTTCAAGCACATCGATTGCCGGGCCGATAATCTGCAATTCACCGCGGTACACTGCCCCAACTGTGGCAGGCGGCTAAAGGCAGGTGAGGGCTGATGTACGCTGATTTTATGAAAGATATGCCGATCCCTGCCCCTAAACCCGGACTGACCGTCACATGCACCAAGCCGCCGATCGAACACCGGAAGCCGGGACTCGCCTATTATTGGCGGGTCCTCAAGTGGCTGGTCAAGCATCGATCGGAAGCCGACTGCCGCCAGAAGTGGCGTCGGATGGAGAGGGAGATCGGAGGTGATCGCTGATGATTGAGTTCTTCGTTGGCATGCTGATCGGCGCCGTGCTCATGGCTCTTGCGATATGCATCCTGAAGAGCGGAAGTGATCGCTGATGAACAGGCAGCTTTATATGCCTGACTCGCTCAGGAAGGCGCTGGCCAAGGTTGCCGAAAGCCTCACGGAAACCGAGCGGATCATGCTGCGGAACAAGATGGCCAAGCTGGTCGTGATCGATGGGAAGGTTTTCCTGATCGACATGGTCATGATTGACAAGGGGGAATCTGATGGACGACGTAAAGTATGACATTAAGCTGGCTCTGCGCCATTACCGGTACCTGGCTGCTTTCATAGCCAATGCTATCGACTCGATGGACTGGTACCTTCAGGACGGGTACAAGGTATCAACGCACATTCAGTCGCTGATGCAGAGCAGAGCTGACACGGTTACAATCATGGCTCATATGGACAAGGCTCTGGAAACCTACAAGGGCCTCTGTCAGCAGGAGGGTGATACCAGGCCTTACGATGTCATCATGCGCAAGTATGTTGATCCTCTTGGGGGGTCTGACGGGCATGGCAGGCCGTATACAAACGAGCATTTGGCGGACCTTTTTAGCGTAAGCACAGACACGATCAAGCGCGATCTATGCCGGTCATACTGCCGCCTGAGGATCCTGTTTTTCGGGATAAACGGTCTGGAACCGAAAAAAGGGCGGCAATAGGTGCAGAATTATGCACCAAAGTATGCACTTGTGCCCTGTGAGATAATGTAGGTAGAGATCCTGAGTCGTTCCTGTTGCTGCAGTGAAGGCCACCCGTTTGCTCCTGGCGGGTGGCTTTTGCTGTGCAGCGAATTATTAAAGCAAGGAAGGTGGTGGCATGCCAAAGAAAAGATCCCCTCAACGTGATGAAGCTTTTCGTATTTGGAAAGAGCATAACGGCGAGATTCTTTTGTGCGACATTGCTGCCCAGCTCGGGGTACCTGAGAGCTCGGTCAGAGCTTGGAAGCTGAAAGACAATTGGACTGGTTCTATCGGAACGTTCCATAAAAATGCGGAACGCTCCGAAACCCAAAAAGAGCAGGCAAGAAGGGCAAAGGTTAATGCCCGGGTTGCGTCTGAGATATCAGCTGCTCCTGGACTGAACGATCAAGAAAAAGACTTCTGCCTGCACTACCTGAAAACGTATAACGGCAAGCTGTCGGCGCTTCATGCCGGCTACAGTCCGAACTGTGCCAAGCAGCAAGCCTGGACAATGCTTCGTCGTCCAGCCATACAGTCATTCCTTCAGTACCTTCAGCAGCTGCGTCGAGCTTCCCTCCTGGTGGATCAAGACGCGATCGTGGAACGAATGATGCAGATTGCCTTTGCTGACATGACAGATTTTGTCGATGTAACGGTTGAGTGGGAGCCGCTTTTCTACAAGGGCCTTCCGGTCATGGTGAAGGATGTCGAAGGCAAGCCGATCATGATGACCTATGAGCGAAACAAGATGCTCTTCAAGCCGTCCAGCGAGATGGATGGAGGCCTGATCTGCGAGATCTCCCAGGGCAAGGACGGTACCAAGATAAAGCTTGAGGACCGGCAGAAGGCACTGGAATGGTTGGCCAATTATTTCATGATGAACCCAATGGATCGGCACCGGGTTGCTTATGACAATAAGCGGATCTCGATCGAGGAACGGAAGATTAGCGATGGGGATCCTGATGGTGATGACGATCAGGTGGTGATCCACTATGGCCGTTAGGGACGTCTACATCGATGAGCAGATAATTCCGAAGCTGATGGCTGGATTCCTAGACAGCCATTATGCCCATATCATCATCACCTCCGGCCGTGCCGGTACAAAGTCTTCGTTCGCCGGAATCAAAGCCGTTTGCAAGTCGGTAGAGCGCGTTCAGTGCTCTATCGTGTTCCTGCGCAAGTTTCACAACAAGATCAGGAAGACGGTCTACAGGGAAACGCTGCGAGCAATTACGCGGCTTACTATCCCAAAAAGCAAGTTCAAGATCACAATCTCGCCCTTTGAGATCAAATACAAGCCGACTGGCAACACGATCTACTTCACTGGTAACGATTCGATCGATGACACTAAGGGCATGATAGATGAGTCCAGGCCGATCAAATACGTTATCATCGATGAGCTTACCGAGTTCTTCGACTCCGGAGACGGTGAGGACGAGCTGCTAAACATTGAGGCAACATTCGCCCGCGGCAATGATGATACTTTTCAGATGATCTACCTGTTCAATCCGCCGAAGAACCCGAACGCTCCTATCATGGCCTGGCTGGAGAAGATGAAGCGCCGGTCCGATGTGCTGCATATTCATGTCGATTATCGTGATGTGCCTGCAGCCTGGTTGGGCCAGAAGCTTATTGAGTCAGCTGAGCAGCTGAAGCAGTCTGACATGTCAATGTACAACTGGATCTGGCTCGGTCTTTGCATCGGCATCGATGAGCTGATTTACTACATGTTTTCCGACAAGCATATCAAGGATCCTCCGGTCAACAAGCATGGCAAGCCCGTATCGCCGGACATGGTCGGGATCGGCGTTGACTATGGCCAGATGAACGCTACCGTTTACCAGGCGTTTGGAGTGTACCAGGAGCTGAAGCGTTGTGCTGGCCTGGGCGAATACTTCTATTCTGGCCGTGATACTGGCCATCAGCGTTCTCCTTCAGAGTATGCCCAGGACTTCGTCAAGTTCGTTGCCCAGATCGAGAAACAGCATGACTGTACTGTTCAGTATGCCTTCATAGATCCAAGCGCCAAGGGCCTCGCTGAAGAGATTAAACGAGCTATTCCGCGGATCATCATCCGGGATGCGCAGAACGCTGTAGCACTTGGCATCAGCCGGGTGCAGAAGGCATTGACCTTCAACATTCTGACAATCCATCCAAGCCAGAAGAACCTGAAAAAGGAATTCGGGCTTTACTCGTATGACAAGAAGTCCATCGAGCGGGGCAAAGAAGAGCCTATCAAGGAAAACGACCACTGCCAGGATGCTACCAGGTATTGCGTCATGGGCCTGTGGAAGCAGATCCGGCATTTTCTGCCGTTTGATGACAAAGATGAGGAGTGAACCGAATGTCTATCATTTCATCGATAAAGGCATTCATAAGCGGGGTGCGCAACATGTTCACACGGAGCCAGGTTGAAAAGATTGTCGGCGGCCAGATTGCCATAACGACCGAAATGACCGACAAGATCGAGATCTGGCGAAACATGTACATCGGCGCTGCTGAATGGATCAGTGAGAAGGACGGTGTCATCTCGCTGCGCCTTGAGCAGTCAATCTCCCGTGAGTTTGCTGATGTGGTCATGAACGAGATGGAAGCGTCTGTTTCGAACGTGAAGCTTGATACCATCTACAAGGCAGCCATTCGGGACCTGAATGAATCCCTCCAGGAAGCCATTGCTCTAGGTGCCTTCTGCATCAAGCCTCTGGGCGCGGGATCTTCGGTCGAGTATGTCAGCCAGGGCAACTTTATCCCGATCGCTTATGACAGCAAGGGCAGGCTCATAGACGTGATCTTTGTCGAGCTGAGGAGGAAGGGCGACACCGACTATTACCGGCGCTTGGAGAGGCACACAGCCAGCGACAAGGGACTTGCCATCACGAACACGGCATATCATGGCAACTCCGAGTCAGATCTTGGCATCGATGTTGGCCTGGGCGTTTTCGATGACTGGGCCAAGCTGCCGGCATCGATCATTTACCCGGGCTGGACAAAGCCTGATTTTGGCTATTACAAAAACCCGATCAAGAACACGATCGACAACTCTTTCAATGGCGTTTCGATTTATGACTCAGCGATCGGAATGATCAAACGCGCTGACAAACAGTATGGCCGGCTTGACTGGGAATACGAGTCTGCAGAGCGGTCGATTATTGCCGACATCGATGCTATTCCTGTCAACAATTCGCTTGGGTACAAGACAAAACCAAAAGAGCGCCTGGTAAAGACGCTTGATGGTGGTGACGGGACAGGAACCACACCATATCACGAGTTTTCACCCGAGCTGCGAGGCAATGACTTCATTGAAGGCCTCGAGGAATACAAGCGGAACATCGAGACAGCAGTCGGATTGGCCTTTGGTGATTTGTCCAAAGCACAGGAAGTCGAAAAAACGGCTACTGAGATCCGGGCAAGCAAAAAGCGCAAGTTCAACCGGGTCATCGCCATCCAGGATAACCTGAAAGACTGCTTATCTGACCTGGTCGACGCCCTGGCCTTCTATAATGGGCTGGTCAATACGGGTTATGAATTCGAGTGCGACTTTCATGACAGCATATTGACCGACGAAGAGGCAAATAAAGCCAGTGACAAGGCTGATGTTGCAGCTGGATTGATGAATCCCTGGGAATATCGCATGAAGTGGTACGGCGAGGACGAGAAAACGGCCAAGGCGAACGTGCCGGCAACGCCAAGCGTGATGCCAGACACCTTTGGAGCTGGTAACGCATGAACCAGGGAGACATTGAGCGAGTCCCTATGGGGATCGAGCAGGCTTTCGGCGATCTTCAGACACGAATCATGGAAGACATTGTTCGCCGGATCCGGATCAACGGCTTTGTTACCCGGTCTGCTGACTGGCAGATCACCAGGCTTCGGCAGCTTGGTGAATCAGAAGCTTACATCCGGCAGCAGATCCAAACCGCACTTAAACTGTCGGATATTGAGATTGACAGCATATACACGGATGCAATAGGCCGGGAATATGTCCGCAATTCGGGACTGTATCAGCTGACGGGCAACTCGCTGCCGTCGATCGCTGAGAACAGAGAGCTTCAGGACATGATGACTTCTGTCAAGAAGCAATCCAAGGATACATTGGACAACATCACCCGGTCCATGGGCTTTGTCACCCAGGAAGGTGGCAAGCTCAAAGCGCTGGATCTCACGACATTCTACCAGAAGACGCTCGATGCAGCTCTGGGTGATATCGGCACTGCAGCATTCGATTACAACACCGCACTGAAGCGTACCATAGACATGATGACCAACTCAGGTTTGCGCTGGATAGATTATGACTCCGGTTATCATAGCCGGGTCTCTGTGGCCGCCAGGCGGGCTGTAATGACCGGATTCAATCAGACCATGAGCTTTATCAATGAGAAGACGGCCAAGGACCTTGGAACCAACAGCTTCGAGGTCACCTGGCATTCTGGAGCAAGGCCGGAGCACATGCTATGGCAAGGGAAAGTCTACACAAAGCCGCAGTTGATCAGCATCTGTGGGCTGGGTACGGCTGGCGGGCTCAAGGGTGTCAACTGCTATCATGATTATCTGCCCTTCGTCCCTGGTGCGTCTGTCCGGACCTACAGCGACGCCCAGCTAGACCAGATGAATGCAGCAGAGATGAAGCCTCAGACCTTCAATGGAAAGGAATACACCCGCTACGAGGCTTTGCAGAGACAAAGGCAGCTGGAAACAACCATGAGAGCACAGCGGCAGGAAATCAACCTGCTGAAGAAGGGTGGTGCAGCAAATGAAAAGATAATCAACGCAACTGCCAAATACCGGGTAACATCAGCTGAATATACCGGCCTCAGCAAGGCATTGGGATTGCCTCAGCAGCGTGACAGGATCCTGCTGGATGGATTAGGAAAGGTTTGATGCAAATAGCCTGACAAGGCGTTCCGCAATCATAGGAACGGTTTAAGGCGGCTGCTTATGCGGTCGCCTTTTCGTGTCTCGAAAGCTGAACAAGGCAGACGAGGCTAGCCGACGGGCGCTAAACGGAATATGTCGACGGACACTAAACGGAGGTATTTATCATGCTCAAACACGTCAACCTGCAGCTTCTTGCTGAACCCGCTGCCGCGGATCCGGGCAGCGGTACCCCGCCAGCGGCTGCCCCTGCCACTCCACCGGCGGCTCATGCGACGCCCCCCGCCAGCGTCACCTTCACAGCTGACCAGCTGTCCGAAATTGACCGCATCACAACTGAGCGGACAACCAGGGCCAGCCAGGCAGCACTCAAGTCATACTTCGAACAGCAGGGAATGACAGCTGACCAGGCAACCGAGGCTATTAAAGCCTACAAAGAAACCA